GTTTTAGTTACATGGTATGTCTAGAGATCCAATATTTATAAATAAAAGCATTGAATTTCTTATTATGAAATCATACTTATGTTAACAAAAAAAGGACACGATTATGGCATTCCAACCATCAGAGTCTCCAGCAGTCACGGTCAGAGAAGTCGATCTATCAGGTATTGTGCCTGCGGTTACTTCATCAACTGGTGCGATTGCCGGCGATTTTAATTGGGGACCAGCTGAAACAGCACGACGCATCGGAAACGAAGCCGAGTTAACTGCTACGTTTGGATCTCCCTCTCTGGTCGCAGACAGTAACAATATAGATTTTTTGTCTGCCGCCAATTTCTTAAAATACTCAGGATCGTTACAGGTCTCACGAGCACTTGGTTCTACGCACAAAAATGCACAAGACTCAGCAGCTGCTGATCTCTTGTCAAACACGCAAGAACTGCTCGTTAAAAACCTTGCCGATTGGGAAGAAGATAACTCTGCACTAAGAGCATCCGCACGGTTTGTTGCAAAATATCCAGGCGCTGCTGGTAACTCTCTTTTAGTTTCATATGTACCTTGGTCAGGTCTTGCTGGTAACGGTGGCGATGCTACTGTTGCTGACAGTGCCTTTGCTAACTGGACATATAAAGAGTTTTTTGATGGTGCACCCAACACTTCTGAGTGGACATCAGCACGAAGTACTGATGGCGTCCAAGCACACGATGAGGTTCACCTCGTTGTTGTTGACGCTGGAGGAAAATTCTCCGGTACTCCAGGCACTGTTCTCGAAACGTGGCCCTTTTTATCGTTAGCAAAAGATGCTAAAGCTGCCGACGGTACAAGCATTAGTATCAAAGATGTTATCAACAACAAATCATCATACATTTGGGTAAACAGTATTAACTCTAATATCGACCTCACAAAAGATGCTGTCGATTGGGGTCAATCTCAATTGGGTGTTGCTGTGCAAGATGAGTACATCAAACGAATGGGTGGTGGTAAACAACCAAACGTTGCTCTGTCGGCAAACGAAATCTTGGCAGCATACGATGTATTTGAAAACGTCGACGAAATTCAAGTTGATATGTTGATTGCACCAAGTATGGCATCAGAATCGGATCAGAAAACAGTTATTGAAGATCTCGAACTGACCGCACGTACCCGAAAGGATTGTGTAGTGGTAGCATCTCCCGCACGGGAAGACGTAGTTGCTAAACAAGACGTAGCTCAGGTAGTTGCGGATGTTGCTGAATTTGCAGACACTTTACCTAGTTCATCATACTTAATACTTGACAATAACTTCTTGAAAGTTTATGATAAGTACAATGATGAATATGTGTATATCCCTGCTGCGAGTGGAACTGCTGGTCTGATGGCTGCTACAGATTTTGTTGCTGCCCCTTGGTTCTCTCCTGCTGGTAATCGACGTGGTCAATACTTTGGAGTTTCATCACTTGCGTATAATGCAACTAAGTCACAACGTGACACGTTGTACAAAGCTGGTGTGAACCCCATCGTCAATCTGCCCGGTCAAGGTGTGTTACTGTTCGGTGATAAGACTCACTTGAATCGTCCATCTGCATTTGATCGAATCAACGTTCGTCGACTATTCTTAGTCATGGAACGTGCAATCAAATCTGCCGCAGAAAATGTAATGTTTGAATTCAACGACGAGTTTACTCGTGCTGAATTTGTTAATATTGTCGAACCTTTCTTGAGAGAGATCAAAGGTCGACGAGGTATCACTGATTTCAGGGTCGTTTGTGACGAAACAAACAACACTGCTCAAGTGATTGATAATAACCAATTTGTTGCTGACATCTTTGTCAAACCCGCACGTTCTATCAACTACGTAACATTAAGTTTCGTTGCAGTTAGAACCGGTGTTGATTTTGACGAAGTAGTTGGATTGGCATAAACACCACTAAGGAGAAATTAGATGGCAATTTTAGGAGTCGATGACTTTAAAGCAAAACTGCGTGGTGGTGGTGCTCGTCCGAATTTATTCAAGGCGACTATCAACTTTCCCGCTTACGCCGGAGGTGATGTAGAATTAACATCCTTCATGTGTAGAGCGGCGCAGTTACCACAATCAAATGTGGCAGCGACAGCAGTACCATTCAGAGGAAGGATTTTGAATGTTGCTGGTGATCGTTCATTCGAACCATGGACAGTCACTATCTTAAATGATACTGGCTTCGAAGTTCGTGATGCCATGGAAAGATGGAGTAATGGTATTAATGGTCACAGTGCCAATACCGGAATCGTCAATCCAGTAGACTATCAAACAGATCTTATCATCGATCAATTGGATCGTGATGAGTCTGTGATCAAACGGTATAACATCCGTGGTGCTTTCCCAACTACTGTTAGTGAGATTGCATTGACGTATGATAATGGTGCTGAAGTAGAAACTTTTGATGTCACCTTTACGTACCAATATTGGGAGTCTAATACAACCAGTTAATGGTTGACTAAATAACAGGGTGTCTTAGGGCACCCTTGTTATTATTTAATAGGATCATATATGGCGGAC